GGGTTATTCTAATGGCCGCATATGGTCTTGATGCACCATGTACGCGTAATCATGCTTTGTGTAGTCTTTAGCCCCTTGTTGGGCGTAGTGTCGGTAAATACCCTGCTTTTCTAGGCCAGTCTTTTGGCTATGGCAGTTATGGCACAGTGATTGGAATATGTTTCGGCTGAATGCTTGGCCACCAATGTGCTTCCATGCAAATAGGTGATCTATGTGCTTTGCCGCGGCCACTATGCCCCTTGATAAACAACCTTGGCAAAGGGGTTGCTTGCTTATCTGTGCCGCCCTTATTGTTTTCCATAATGGTGTTTGGTATGCGCTATCGGTTTCCCGTCTAGCCATGTTATCCAAGCCACCATGTTCTAAACAGTATGTGTTAAGCCTGCTTCTAGGGTTCTTACATCCTAGTTCTGCACATTTACTGTTAGATGGGACAGATGGCATTAGGCTAAGAAGCGCAGTTTATATAGCGTACTGTTGATAAGGTTAGCAATCGTATCTACCTCATTCTGTAATTCGCTATCCTGTGGAAAGCCTTGCATTCTGCGTAAGGTTTCTACCTCATCTTTCAGGTATGTAAGGTAGGCGACAGGTTCAGTTGCGGGCAGTTCGTAATCTGCTTTGTAGTTGGTCAATAGGCCGTATTTACCTTGGAATGCCTCAACAAATCCATCGACCAAATCGCTAACTTCATCGTAATAAGCGCCCAAGGCCATATGCTGTGAATAACTTAGGCTTTGGAAATGCAGAATGTGGGCGTTTGTAACGCTATGCAATAAGCACTGAACAAACTGCATCACGGGATCTTTTTGGGTTGCTTCTGCGCGAAATTTCATGTTAAACCTTCAGGTAGTGGCACATCTTCAGGCCATAAGCCCAATCCCTGTAATTTTCGCACTGTTTTTAAATGTGCGGCAAGCCATATCTTTTGTCGGTCGAATTTATCCAATGTACTACCTTGGTCGATTTCCATATGGCAATGATGGCACAGGCTTGCAATTAGGTTGTCGTCTGCCTTGATCCCTTTGCCCTTGCCACCTTGCCAATTGGTGTGTGCGGCCACCACAGTGCCATCGTCTGCCCCGCAATGTTGACATGGGATTTCACGCGCATGGCGCATTAGGGTTTGGCTTCTGATGTATTGGTGTTTGGGGAATCTCATTCAATTTCTACCACTAGGTTGCCGTTTGATCTAATGTAATCGCGGGTTTTCTTCACATACTTTTCAAATTCTGCACGGGTAATGCTTCCCTGTTGCAAATCGGCATATTCCAATAAATCCCTTATTGCTTGGATGCCAACGCCATCTAAACCTATTCGCATTGTTTTTTGATACCTAATTGCGGATTCATGTAAGGCTTTTTGGGCTTTTTCGCATACAGGCAAAACTTCATCTTTTCCTATGCCTGCACGGGCAATTTGTTCTGACAAATTAAGCACATCAACCAATGTTCGCCAATCCTGAATTGTGCCTTTGCCTTTTGTAATGGATTCCAGTGCCGCATATTCGGTTAGCCGCAATTTGTCCAATGTCTGCCTTGGGGTAATGGCCGCGCCAATGATTACATGGGCAATAGGGTCGCTTAACAATCCCCAAATTTTGCGCTTAGTTCTTTTCCGCATTACTTTTTTAAATTTCGTACATATTGGGCGAATGATGCCGCTGTGTCCCCAAAATTGGTGAACTTTTCCAGTTCTTTGGCTACTTCTTCCAAGACCTGATTGCGTTGCGATGGGGAAACAAACAAATCGTAATGGTAGGGTTGACCTTCCATATCGCGCAGTATTTGCTTGCCAAGGTTGCTATGCTTTTCAACATCGTTGAATGCTTCGTCTTCCTCTTTTGTCCAGTCAGTCATGTGTTTTCCTTTTCAGTCAAAATTGCACAAGAGCCAAGCCAAGCCATTCCACCAATTAGGGCAATAGCCCAGTACAGCCACGCAGGTAAAAATTCAACTGCCGCTGAAATAACAAAAGGCAAAGTGATGATGTGTAAATACGCTCTTTGTTTCCTAGTCATGTGTTCTTCTCCTTAAGTTTGGCTTGTTCGATTTCTGCATATTTGTTAAGTGCCCATCGAACGCCATACATATAACCAGACGCAAAACCAAACCCGCCAATTCCAACGACAGCCGCAAATGCCAATAAAAATTCAACAATATTCATTTGTTCTTCTCCTTGAGTTGATAGTCTTTAAAAACAGTTCCTTTGCTTGCATCACCTTTCCAACATTCACTCACCCAACCGCGCTTTCCTGATTTGTAAGTGCGCCAATGTCCACGCACTTGATGGCGGCGTGGCGTTGCGTGTGTACCACCTTGCGGGTCATTCTTTTGTTTTGGCGGCTCTATCACTACGGTGTGCCAATCAAATGTCAAGGCTGGTTTTCCTTTTGACTGGCGCTTTTGGTTGATGAATGTGCGTTGGGGTGTAGGTTTGTAGCCCTCAGACTGCATGGCCAACTTGGTCACCACAGCAAGCACCATGCGATGCACTGGCTTGATGTCCTCTAGGGTGATTTCTTCACCTTTGCGGTAAACCTTAAAGCCATCTGGCGTTACGATGTATGCGTATGGCGCAAAGTATTTGCCACCATGCCACATTGAACACCCTCCAACGGCAACAGAACCATCACCCTTTGTAAGCCACAGGGCAAAATCTTTTCCGCCTGTGTCAAGTCCAACAATGCCAGTTCTTTTTGATGGCAAGTTCATTAAGTAATCAGCAGGAACTTTCATTGCGGGAGTTGTATTCATCTGACCAACATCAAACCACAGTGCTGTTTCTGGCTCTGGCGCGAACTTAACGGCTTTACAAACTAATGGAGTCATTGTGGTTTCTCCTCGTCTGCAAAATCCATTTCTTGCGGATGCAATATATCGTCATGCACAATGACCCCGTGTTCGTTTGCCAACAAAAACCTGCCGCACACTACGCAGTAATAGCCATCACTCATGTGTTCTTCTCCTTGAGTTTGGCTTCAATGGCTTTGGCAAAGTGAATGTCCGTGTGCTGATGAGAAGCCGCACACTCAGCCACAATCAAAACAATCTCATCATCCGTCAGCCCTACAAAAGGTTTTTGCGCTTCGTTCCAGCCATCTTGGTAACCTGCCTCGTAGCCTATTGAATATTGTTCTGTAGTCATGCTTCTTCCTTTTGCACTTGTTTCCATGCGTCATCTAAACCTTTGGCAATGTGTTTCTGTGCGTCTAAATCTGCCCAACAAGCCAAACCAAGACAAACAATCCAAACAAATAAACAAAGAAGTACAGTCATTCTTCCCCCTTAATGCCGTGTGCGGCTTCGATGGCTCGGGCAAAACGCAAAGTATCGTCATGCGGTGAAATTCCGTCTTGAGACTTAATTGCTACTTCACCAATCTCCTCATCCGTCAGCGGCTTGCGTTGTGTTGGGTTTGTATAGAGAGGCATTGGGCGTTCAAACGACTTCTGCAACTCAAGTTTAGTAGTAACATTTCCGTTAGGATGTTCTGCAAGCCACGCAATGGCTCTCTCATCTACCCACGCCACAGGCTCATCCTTCGCTTCTAGTGCGGCTTTAATGGCGGTGATTGCTTGCAGTTGCTTTTGCTGTGGATACATACTTGTTTCCAACGCCTCCAATGCAAGGCGTAACGCTTCGTCTTTAGTCATTTAGCACCCCCGTTAATTCGGTTTTGTTTAAGGTGTACGCCTGTAATTCGCTTTAACCAACAGGCTTGGCAATTCCACTTAGTGCCAATATCAATGCCCCCTTCGGGCGGCTTGGCTGTGTCACATTTAACGCATAGTTTGAACTTATGGCTTTCATGGGTTGACCCCATGTCTATTGATGGCATCATGTTTTTGGTTGCAGTGAAATTGGAATGTAGATGCAGGCTTTGCTTTTACTGTTTTTCAGATTGACATAGTAGGCTTCGGCCTTAGTGTTAAGCCTTTTGCAGTTCTGACATTTTGAATCTATTTCCCGCGGCTTGCAACTTAGGTAATTCATGGTTCTTGCGCCCTGTCTTTTTCTTCTTTAATGTGTTGTGCTAATTTATTAACGCCAACCATTTCAAGGTCGGAAAACTGTTCATCAGTTAACAAACCCATCACGCTAACCCCTTCAAATATCACATCTTCGATATTCTCGAAATAAGGGCCGTGTTCATCGCGTTCGTATGACATTTTGCAAGTGACTGTTACGCCCCCTGCGCCTGTTTCGGCATTAAATTCAAATTCGTAATCGTTCATAAGGGCGCATCCTCGAAATTGTCGGGGTTGAAACGGGGAACGCGCTTCCCCTTGTCTTTTGGGTTTGGAAAAGGTGGAAAAGGCCAGTTCATGCGACCGCCAATTGAAGTTCTGCCAATTGTTTGCTACTAACAATTTTCACAACGCCTTTTGCTTCTGCGTGTGTCCATCTTTTAGCAATGACAAACTTAACGGCTTGGTTAAGTGTGCATGGAATAGTTTTGACAATCCAAGTATTGTTGAAGTCATCCAACATCACAACAAAGTAATCTTTTTTCCAAGAATTTGATTTCATTTTTCGCTTTCGTAAAGACCAAGAACTATTGGCATGGGTCAATTATAAGCGGGCTTATATATCCTACGCAACTATGTGGTTATTCTGTTGCTTTAACGCCACTGCGTTCATTGGCTGATTCTGTTCGCCATACCTCTGACCGCATTTGGGCCGCTGTAAGCAACCATTTCAGGGATTCTTCTTGCTCAATGGCTACGGCCAAGCCGCGCAACAATTCTTGATATTCAGGGTGCGCGTAGGCTTCTCTTTCCTGTGCCGCGGCACTTTCGTAGCCCATTTGCATTGCGTCTTTCATCAACAACGCTTTCTTGGTCTTTCGGAATTCTTCAAGATATATGCGTTCGCTTTTAGCCTTCGCGTATTTAGGCGCGTTTTGGATGATGTAATCAATGGCTTTGTATGGCGGGGTCATTTAATTATTCCAATCATTCTTAGAGCAGATTCAGGGTTGTCAATGCGGCATAAGGTACTTCCAGACCAATTGCTAAAAAAGTCGGCTTGTAGGGCCGTAAAACGCTTCTTAGACCCCGATTTAATTTCTACCAAGAATGTGTGGCCACGAAACCCAACCAAAAGATCAACAGGCAGGCCAATGATCCAAACATATGCGCCTGCCGCCCGCAGTGCTGAAACGATTTGATCTTGGTTTGCATCAACTCTTGCCGCGTATCGCATTTGCTTCCCTTAGTTTGTTCATTCTTTGCTTTAAATCATCTGCGGCTTTCTGGCCGCGTTTGGTTGCAATATCTTTGACAATTTTTGACCACCATTCCATTGCTTCCCCGCGCCCTTCTTCTAATTGTTTTTTGCGAAAACGGGCTATCCACTCCCGCGCTTCACAATCCTTAAAGTGTTCCATGTCCATCAATATCACCAGTTAATTCAAGCGCCTTCAGAATTAGCCATTGCGGGTAATGCACCCCTTCGCGCACTTGATCCAATATCTTCATGGCCATTTCGTAAGTCATACAAACAAAAGTTGTTGGGTTTTGACTGTACCGCCTGAATCGTAGCGTTTGTTATCGCCTTTGGGGTAAGGCAACAAAGGGTAGGTTAGTTCGCGCAACAAATTCTTTTTTTGCGTTTTACTGCCCACAATAAAAACATATCGATGTTTACGCGCCCGTTCAACAAAGTAAACATTTTCTTCACCAAACTTTTCTATAACTTCTGCGTTGGTCAAACCATGTGCATAGGTTGTGTGGTGTAAATGTTCCATGCCCTTAACTTTTGGGTCTTTAAACTTTGAACTAAGCCCTGTGTAAATGAAATTAGTTGCTTGGTAAACATAGCCTACATGGCCTTGTTCTGAATCAGCATACGAAACCACAATGCTTGGCTTTGGCAACATACGCATTGCCTTGGCGACAAACTCAGAAGCAATGTTCTTTTCGTTCAAACAAACCAAGCGGTTTAGTTCAATCACATTGTCTTGCCATTTCTTGCCGCATACGCCCTGCCGCAATGTTGAACTGGCCGATGTTCCAAATGTGACTACGCCAACCAATTTGTTATCAATGTAAGCCCCAAAGGCATATGAAATTGATGGCATACGCTTGGCATAATGTTTTTCAAGTAACCAAGGTTCTGTTTCAAAAGTGTTGATGGGCAGAACTTTCATACTTTGGCCCTTATTGCGGCCATCTTTGCCAATTCTTCAAGCGTTGGTGGTCGCGTTATTTTTTCATCTGCCTTAATCTTTTCTAATGCAGGGTCAGGTAACTTTGAAGCAGGCACAGTTGTAAAAATAATATCTGCGGGGTTTTTCTTTATGCCATCAGGCGGCAATGCTTTAGCCAACCATTCCAAAGGTTGAATAGGTTTGGCTTTAATGCAATCGCGTAGTGTGTTTACCAAGGCTTCATCACCATGAACTTTTCGCAGGCTACCAAGAAATGACCTTGCGTTCTTTTCAGCAGTTCCCGCATTGGTCAACAAAGGTACGCCATAACCAAAAATAATTTCATCTGTAGAAAGTGGCGTTTTAACGCCTGTATCTTTAGATACAGAATTGGGTAATGTGTCTTGTGTAATGTGTCTTGTGTTATGTGTAGCATTGCTATCGGATTGCGTTGGCAATGCGTTCGCATCCTTTTTGTTCCATCTTGCTTTTGCAGACGCACTAGCCTTTTCACTTTTTTCACCAGTTTTGGCTATTTCTTTGTTTGCACGATGATGAACCCAACCATCCGCAGTTCGTTCGAAATACTCTTGCAGTACGATTGAAATGCTATCGCTATGCGAACGCATACGAATCTGTCTTGCTATTTCTGTTACTTCAATTGGAATTGGTTGTTCGTGAAGATAGTACCAATCAAGCAAACGCCTGTAGGCTAAATCTTCCATGTCAGAAAGGTGCGATGTGTGACTTTGATAGTCACCAATGTTAAATTGATAGTAGTGCATTACCACGCCCCAAAATTACCCCCAAAAAGAAACTGCGGCAGGCGGGGGGTGATCGCTTTTCGGTATGGGTAATTAGTCCAACCTAGCCGTGTTTCAAAAAATTGTATCAAAGAATCATCAGTGTGTGCAAATCTTTGCGTTCTTCATGTGTCATTGAAAAATAGTAACCCTGTGCAAAATCTTTGACCTTGTGATAACAAAGCAAGTGATACAGGGAATCTTGCATTGATTGGTTTTCTACCGCAAACGCAAGGTGTTCCATCATCATTGCTTTGTAATGCAAATAGTTTTTTATCTTATTCATTTGAACCATTCGGGTTTTAACAATTTCAACTGCCACAACCTTGCCGCGGGAATTTCTTTCCATTGGCTGATGGCCGATTGGGAAATGCCAAGCAATTCTGCCAATTCGGTTTGATTGTGTACCTTTGTTAACAATTCTGATTTAGTCATACCTTATTATAAGCCAACTAATACATCTACAACACTAGGGAAACTACTTAGAAAATATTTTTAAAAAGTGCTTGCATTGGATATAAGTTGGCTTATAATTCATCGATGCCCCAAACAAAGGGGTCTTTTAAAAAGGATACAAAATGCAAACAGTTCAAATTCAAACCCGCGGAATCTGCCAGTGCTGTGGCCGTGAGCAAGCAATCGTTAACGGCAAAATGGCAAAGCATGGTTACACAGTTGAATGCGGTTGGTTTCAAGGCGTGTGTGCAGGCAAGAACTTTGTGCCAATGCAAGTTAGCCGCACAGAAACCGATTCAATGGTTGCCGCAGTTCGCAAAGAAGTTGCAGAATTTATCGCCAAAGCAGACCGCGTTGCCTCTGGTGATTTGAAGCCAACAACAATTACCCGTTCTGCCCGTTTCAACAGAGAAGTTATCGCATTTGCTGATGCTCAATCTTGGGAACAAACAAACGCAATCAAGCACATGGAATTCACTTTCCGCAGAAGCGCAGAAATGGGTACTGATTTTGCCAACATGATGGAAAAGATTGCTAACGAATTCCACGGCAAAGAATTGGTAAAAGTTGAAAAGAAGCCTGCCGCTGAATTCATCATGCCCCGCGAGCAAAAGATTGATGCCCAAGGCAACATCTGCACTTGCACTTCAGTTGAAGGCGCACGGGTTTACTTCAAGTTTGACAAGAACGGCAAAACTTACAAAACTTGGATTGGTAGCCAAGCATGGAGAAAGTTGCAGGCAGTTTGATAGGAAAGGGGGCGAAAGCCCCCGTTAGGGAAACTACCTAGAAAATAATTT